TAATCATTTCTATATAAAATAAAAATATTTTATTTAGTTTTTTATTTTATATAATATTTTAAACAATGATTTAAAATTATAATATTAATACTATAAATACACAATGGATAGAGAAATGAAAGTTCGTAAAAGAGATGGTAAATTAGAAAATATTGCTTTTGATAAAATTTTAAAGCGTGTTAAATCTATAGGAAAAGAATGTGATATTAAACTTAATTTTACTTCTTTTGTTATGAAAGTTATTGATCAATTATATGATGGAATTACTACTACTCAAATCGATGAATTAACAGCAGAGCAATGTGCTTCTCTAAGTATTCAACATCCTGATTATAATATTTTAGCTAGTCATATTATCATTTCTAATTATCATAAAAATACAAATAGTTCCTTTTTTTCAGTTATGGAACAATTATATAATTTTCATGATGTTCATAATAAACATTATCCTTTAATTAGTAAGGATTTTTTTGATATAGTTAGTCAACATAAATCTGAATTTGATACTATGATTATTCATGAGAGGGATTACTTATTTGATTATTTTGGATTCAAAACTCTTGAACGAGCATATTTAATGAAATATAATAATAAACCTATTGAACGCCCTCAACATTTATGGCTTAGAGTAGCAATTGGTATTCATGGAAATAATCTTGAAAAAGTCAAGACTACATATGATTTAATGTCACAAAAATATTTTACTCACGCAACCCCTACTCTTTTTAATGCTGGCACTCCTAAATCCCAATTAAGTTCTTGTTATTTAATTGCTCTTGAGGAAGATAGTATTTGTGGAATTTATAATACATTAAAAGATTGTGCTCAAATATCCAAGTATTCTGGAGGAATTGGTTTCCATATTCATAATATAAGAGCAGCAGGTAGTCATATAAGAGGAACTAATGGTAATACAGATGGTCTTATTCCTATGTTAAGAGTTTATAATGCAACTGCTAGATATGTAAATCAAGGAGGTAAAAGAAATGGTAGTTTTGCTGTTTATTTAGAGCCTTGGCATGCAGATATAGAAAATTTCTTAGAAATGAGGAAAAATCATGGAGATGAAGAAATGAAAGCAAGAGATTTATTTTATGCATTATGGGTTCCTGATCTTTTTATGGAAAGAGTGGAGTCCAATGGAAAATGGACATTAATGTGTCCAGATGAATGTCCAGGATTATCAGATGTATATGGTGATAAATTTAAGGAATTATATTCTAAATATGAATCTGAAAATAAGGGTAAAAAAATAATTAATGCGAGGGATTTATGGTTTCAAATTTTAGATAGTCAAATGGAAACAGGAACACCTTATTTATTATATAAAGATGCGGCTAATAATAAATCAAATCAAAAAAATTTGGGAACAATTAAATCGTCAAATTTATGCACTGAAATTATCGAATATAGTGATGCTACTGAAACTGCTGTATGTAACTTGGCTAGTATTGCATTATCTATGTATGTTAATAAAGACAAAACATTTGATTATGATAAATTACATGAAGTTACAAAAGTGGTTGCTGATAATTTAAATAAAGTTATTGATATTAATTTTTATCCTACTGATAAAACATACAAAAGTAATATGCGTCACAGACCTATTGGTATTGGTGTTCAAGGATTAGCAGATGTTTTTGCTTTAATGGATTTATCTTTTACTAGTAATGAAGCTAGACAAGTAAATAAATTGATTTTTGAAACAATTTACCATGCGGCAGTTGAAAGATCTATGGAAATAGCTAGAGAAAGATATGAGTTTATTCAAAAGGCTAAAATGGAAGGAAGATATCAAGAAAACGGAGTATTATCTATTTTAAATAAATATGAATTACACTTGGAACAGAATAAATATTGTGGAGCATACAGTACATTTGAAGGTTCTCCAATATCCGAAGGTAATTTCCAATTTGATTTATGGGGAGTAACACCATCAAACAAATATGATTGGATGTTGTTGAGAGAACAAATTAAAAAATATGGTATGCGAAATTCTCTTCTTGTTGCACCAATGCCTACTGCTAGCACTGCACAAATATTAGGAAATAATGAATGTTTTGAACCTTTTACTAGTAATATATATACAAGAAGAACATTAGCAGGAGAGTTTATTATAGTTAATAAATATTTGATGAGAGAATTAATTGATTTAAAGCTTTGGAATGAAGATGTGCGAAAAAGTATTATTGCGAATAATGGAAGTATTCAACAAATTATAGGTATTCCTGCAGAAATAAAAGAAAAATATAAAATTGTGTGGGAGATTCCAATGAAAACCCTTATTGATATGTCGGCTGATAGAGGGGCTTTTATATGTCAAAGTCAAAGCTTAAATTTATGGATGGAAGAACCTAATTATAAAAAATTAACATCTATGCATATGTATAGTTGGAAATCTGGTCTTAAAACCGGTATTTATTATTTAAGAAGAAAAGCTAAACATCAAGCTCAACAATTTACCATTGAACCTGAGAAAAAAAATGATAGTCATGTTGAAGAACAAGAAGTTTGTGAAATGTGTTCATCTTAATATGCTTCTCTCATCCATGATCTTACTTCTCTATTAATCCTTGTTAAATCTTTTTTTAATTCTATTTTGCAATAGCACCTCAAACAAATTAATATATCAATTAAAGCATTATGAGTATTTTTTGGAAATTTTTTAAATAAATGAAAATGCAGCTCACTAAGCGTAGGGAACTTAAAGTATTTCTCGCCTTCAGGATTTATTTTTTCTATTTTACATATTTCTGTGCTGTTTCTCATTGTGCAATATGTTTCTCCCATCTCCATCTTTATTTTATTTCTTATTCCTTCCACTATTACCATTCTCTTATCAAAAGAAACATTATGACCTACAATAAGGTCACAATGTTTTGAATATTCATTAAATTTATGTAATGCCTCTTTTATTGTAATGCCATCATTCAACATTTCCCTAGTTATGTTATGAACTTGTTGACTCTCTATTGAAATTTGGGTATCAAATGCTATATTAATATAGTCATTCACTAAAACCACTACTTCATTTAATTCCGAATCATAAACTACATAAGATAATTGAATTACAAACGGCCATTGTTGAGTTTGGTAAATACTCGGATTCCTTTCTTTTGGCAATCCAGTTGTTTCAGTATCAAATACTAATATTCTCATTGTTTTAATACTTACAACTTATTTGGATATTAAAACTTCAATTTTTATTTTAATGATAAAATTTACAAACTCCATAAGTCTTACGATGCCATTTACTTATTCCATGATTCGATATACCTACTAAATGCTCTCTGGTCCCATATCCTTTATTTTTATGAATTCCATATTTTTCTTTTAAATCTGGATTTTCTTCACATAATTCTTGTATATATTTATCTCTCTCTGTTTTTGCCAATATTGATGCAGCGGCAATAGCACAATATTTATTATCTCCCCCTTCAATACATTGATGTTCTACTGGTAAAAACATTTCATTTTCATAACGCATATATGGTTTAAAATCATTACCATCTACTAATAAGAAATATTCTCTATCTTTATCTTTCATTACTCCTTTAATACTATCATGCATACTAGATAATACAGATTGGCGAATATTTATTTTATCAATCATTTTTTCATCATTATAAGTAACATTCCACGCTAATGCATTTTCTTTTATATAATTAGCTACTTCCAATATTTTTTTTTCACTACTGAATTTTTTACTATCTTTTAACCATTCATATTTAAAGGATTCATCTTTAGGTAATATTACTGCAGCAGTGTAAACCCGTCCAAATAAAGGACCTCGTCCTGCTTCATCAATTCCTACTTCTAATTTATCCCAATCTTGATTATAAAATTTAGTTAGAGGTTCTGGTTTAGTCCTTGGCATACTATTTATCATATTTTTATATTTTATTATAATCTTCAATTTTTAAATTTTCTTAAAGTATATTATATAATGAAGTTCCAAAAAATACATCTTTTTTTCATATTACTATTGTCATTAATCTTTTGTGGCTGTTTAGGAACATTTATGCGTGAGGGTATGGTTTCCCAAACATCTTATACTGGACCTGCTGGTAATACTGCTACTAAAACTACTGGTCCTGGTGGTAATACTGCTTATACTGGTCCTGCTGGTAATACTGCTGTCACAAATGATAATTATTCCTCTGCATCAGCAACTACTTATACTGGACCTGCAGGTAATCAAGCTACTGTTGCAACCGGACCTGCAGGACAAACTGTTGTTGCTACTAGTGATAATACTGTTAATGGAATTCCATATTACGATATCCCTCCAGGACAAGAAGATCTTTATATTTTAAAATCTGAGGTTGTTCCTCCTGTTTGCCCTGCTTGCCCCCCTGCCGCAGCATGTCCCAGACAAGAAGCCTGTCCTCCATGTCCTCCATGTGCAAGATGTCCTGAACCTGCATTTGAATGCAAAAAAGTGCCTAATTATTCCAGTTCTAATGATAACTTTTTGCCTAGACCTGTTTTAGCAGATTTTAGTCAATTTGGAATGTAAATCTATTTAAATATTATTTAATAAATTATATTAAATAATATGCTATTAGGGTATAAAAAATCAGAACCACGAATTATTATACAACCTTTAACCAAAGAAAAATTAAAATTAATCCATGAATTATTTATTAAGGAAAAACGAGTTCAAAGAAACCCATGGGTTTAATGCTTTCTTGTTTTTCTTCTTCTTGATTTCTTTGCTTTGTTTGATTTTTTAGCTTTCTTTGACTTCTTGGCTTTCTTAGATTTCTTTGCTTTCTTTGATTTTTTAGTTCTTTTCTTTTTTCCTCCATTATTAGTTATTCTTCCTTGTGCGTCTTCTGGTTTATAAACTACCATTGCAGTCGATTTAGCTTGAATATCAGTATATATAGTGTCTAGAAAATCTGCTATTAGTTGGTTTTCTCTTGCTGTGCTACTTCTTCTATTAATTACTTCATTAAATCTAATAAGTTGTTGAAAACTTTCTTGAATAATAGGTTCTTGTAATATACGGAATAAATCTGCTTTAGCTTGTTCCTGTATAGCTGCCACTGGTATTATGCTCGTTGATAATCCTAAAACTACCTCCTGTAATTGATTCTCTGTTAATCCCTGACCTAATACAAGTTTTACAATATCTCCCATACTTATTTGTGATAAATTACGAGCAGCTTCTTCTAATAACTGTTGTTTTTCCTCATCTGAGTAGGTCTCATCAGGAATGAGATAATTAATTAACCATCCAAAAACCGTAAGTAAAATGGAGATAAGAAAACCTGACATTGCATAAACCGCCAATAAATTATTTAATACATTTTCATAATGATTATATATTGCTCCTATTTCACGAGGAACATTAGGAACTCTAAATAATAAATCAGCACCCACAGTAGGTAAAATTGAAAATATTTCCTGAGCAACTTTTATTTTTCCTTCAATATTAGATACTTGCGAAACTTTCGTTCTTCCAATCATATAGTCAAACATATTAGAAAATATATCGCTTACGGCGGATACAGTTTCAGTGGAATTATCAGATATAGATTGTAATTTATCATAATCTTCTTGTATACTAGCGATAAGCTGTCTACCTTTTTCTTGTAATTCTGTTATTTCTTGTGCCTGTTCAGCAGCCAATTCCTTCCATTCACTTAGTTCTCCTTTATAAGGAGCTATTAGTGTGTCTACATATCTAGTGGTTCCTCCACTAATTATAGTGACGCTATCCCAAATACTTGGTATTTGATCTATACCTATTAATTGATCTCCTTGAGAGGAGGATTCATCGCCCATACCTGGAGGTGGTAATAATAATCTTCCATTAATTTCATTTGCTTGTTCTACATATTCGATAAGAACTGCTTTTTGATTTTTGTTAAAAAAATCTATTTGGTTGATTTCATCAGTGGCATCATATTCTTGATATATTTTAGCCAACTCACTTAATTCAGTTAGTTTAGGTGATTCAATGGGTCTTCTTAATTGTTCTTTTAAACTCCTATATTTAATTTTAGCTAATTTATCTTGTAATCTTAATGTGTCTGTGTATTTATAGGATAAAAACATGGTTGTAATATATAATGTCATTACTCCAAATATTAACCATAATAAATTTCTAAAAGATTTTCTTGATAATGTTAATGCTGATGGTTGTTCATATCTTACTAACTCACCTGTTCCACCCTTTTGTGTCACAATCTGATTAAATAAAAATTCTGGATTTTCAATTAACGGTTGGCTAAGAGGTGTTATTAATAGTTCATTATTATCAAATTTTATATCATACGATATACATAATATTGCTATACACATATTTAATGTAGGGAAATCAAACTCATTTAAATCTAAAGGACGAAGTATTGTTCCTTCGATATTTATTTCATTGGATAAAATAGTAAATACTAAATCTACATTTTGTTGTAAAAGTTGTAAATTATTGCTCATTATGAAATATTTAAATATTTTATTTTATAACATTTATTCTTTTGATTTTTTACATTTATTATCCATTTGAAATGTTTT